TTCTCCCTCTTTTTTCTGTTCCTCTTGAGGTTTTGCCGGTTCCTCAGTCCCATTTTTAGGCTCTTCCTCTTTTTTATCAACTGGAACAGCCTGTTCTGGGGCTGCTGGATTTTGCTTACCAACAGCTTCTCCGGCTTTGAGTGAATTTATAGAAGACTCAAGCTCTTTGTCGAGCTGTTCATCCTCATTAACTACACTCTCTTGTTTTTGTGTTTCTGGTTCCATAATGTTTTCCCCCGTATCGTGGTGGCAACGATGGTTTCTATATTAATTATACAATATATTGGCACAATTAGTCAATATCAAACTTACAAAACTTCAATACTTTAGACAATTTATTCTTCAATGTGTCAATATTAACTGATCCTTCATTTATAAAAGAAATCGCGTGCTTTTGGAAATCACCATCTAATGATTCTTTTTCCTCACCGATTATAGTTGAATATTTAATAGGCACGATCACGATATAAACTTCTTTTCCCTTTGCTCTATAAAAGAGAAATTTATATGAAGGATTAAAAATTTTATTAAAAACTTTCAGTAATTCTTCATCATCAACAGGCTTTCCGCAAGTCCCGGCAAAACCAGATGGTATCACCCCATTATAAAAATAATCTTCTGGAAATGCTTCTTCTCCTAATGTATCTTTCAAAATAACTTCTTGAACATTTTTTTGTGTTTTTGTAACTCCTTTTGGCTGTTGCACACTTGGCACTGCATCCTTATGGGCCTTCATGTGAGACCCTAAATTTTTAACTGGTTTTCCGCAAATTGGGCAATTATTTGATTTTTCTGACTCAGTTGAAACTGAATCTGGTGTTTTTACTATTGGATCTTGTTCCATTTTTTATAGCTAATATCCGTTAGCCAGCGGGATCTTAATTACTTTTTTAAATCTAATTGTTTAAATGATTTGTAAAACTTTTTTGTAAACTCTTCCATTTCCGGTTTAATCAATTCTTTTATTTTTTCAATATACTCAGCTGTTAATGACATCATCGGAGCATCTTTATTGATTTGGGCTATTTTATAAGCTCTTTCAATTATGGCATATTCCAGAGGATAAGGATGAATATAATTTAAATTAATTATTTCCCCTTTTTTAATATCTCTGTCAACGACACATTTGATTTGCCTCATTACTTCAACAACATTTATTCTTTCTGCATCGACAAAAAGAGGAGAAAGTGTTTCAGTATTGACTTGATTCATCAACAAAGAGATTAATTCTTCAGCTGAAATAACAAACTCATCCTTCGATTTTTCTGTTATAAATTTAATTAACTTTTTTTCTTTAGACTCATCAGAAAAATTTACTTGAACTGTGTAATCTTTCTGTTTTGATTCTATTGCTTTTTTAGCCATTTAAAATTGATATGTCACCTGTTTTTATTTTTTCAATTTCAGAAATCAGTCGACCTATTAAGTTTGATTCCGATTCCAATGTTAAGGCATTTACTACAGTCTGAAATTCAGATTTGTCTACAACTGTATAAAGTTTTGTTCTACATAATTTCAACAATTCAATTGCTCCTGATGTATTTTCGCTTGTTGAAAATGATAATATTTTTTGTTTGATTTCTTGATCCATATTAATCTTTAAATAATTTTTTTGTATTATCGTATGTTATAGAACCATCTGGATTATGAACATAATAGAACGCACCATTTGTTATATCTTTAAACTTACCAGACTTTAATTGTTCTATTGTTTCATTAATTATGTTGTCTGTTTCTTTTTTCTTTAATTCAGATAAATAATCCCTTGGAGAACTATAATTATTATACTGATCACTGCCATAAGCTTGATATTGATTTGGCATAGATAAGACTTCTGATATGCTGACTGGTCTACCATATTTTTTAGAATATTCATATGCACGGTTAATGGCAGTATTTAGAATGACTTGGTTTTCTAATCTTTTTTTATCAGGATTTCTTCCACTAACCTCACCATAAAAAAGCGGTCTATAATTATTTATATCATCTTCAGTTATATCGACACCTCTTATATTATAGGACTCTGTTTTTTTAGGAGAGGAGGGAGTACTATTTACAGTATCAAAACTAAAAGTTGGACCACTCAAAGCATTATAAATAGAACTACCAACGTTGGAGACTGATTGCTTAGTTTTATTATAAATATCAGAAATCAAAGACATAATTAACCAGGTTGATTAGAATTGGCAGCGGCGCGGCCTATCGAGGCGTTTGCTGCAGCGCCCATTGTTGATTGTGGAACTGGAACTTCCTCTGGATTTTCAGGACTAAGTGGATTTGTTCCAGCTCCAGACATTTGATCACCCATTGGAGTTATTTCTCCTCCTGAGCCTTCTCCTCCAGCTATTTTTTGCATAGCTGAATTTTTAGCATCCATTTCCATTTGTTTCTGTTGCATTTCTGCTTGTACCTGAGACGGTTGTTTTCCAAGAATGGCATCATAATCTGACTTCATAATATAATCAAAAATATCTCCACCCTGAACGTCAAGCATAACCTCAAGAGCCATTAATTGAGAAGCAGCTGCTTCTGGGTCTTTATTTCTCAACGAATATATTAAAGTCAATTGGTTTGTTATTGACGGCCACAACTGCATAAAATTCTGCTTTTTTATTTCAATGGAGGGTAAAAGCATAGAATCTGCATCAACATGAAACTCAACAAAATTACTAATATGTCCATGATTATTTAATTCATTAAATAAATTTCTTGATGAAATAGTCCTAGTAGGAACATTTTCCATGATTTCTCCTTCTGGAGTAAAATCATAATTAAGTCTCAAATTTTGAGAAGCTGCAATAGCATATCCTTTGACCTCTCCTAATTCGTTCACAATCGGCTGGCTTTCTACAAAATAATTAGGATTCTGTTTTACAAATTCGGCAATTTGATCATCGGAATCAATCATAAAAACTTTATCGACTGGATAAGTTTGATTAATCCAAGATGTTGCGATTTTAGCATCTTTTTCTAGGGCTGATACAACAAAATTTTTAGGAATTGTGAGCCTATTATAAGCTGCTTCTTTTAAAATAACAGTTGAACCTAATGTGCTTTCGGCATTATTTCCGGCAAGAATATTATTAACTCCAGTGTTATCCTCAATGTCTTGTTTCTGTTTATCCGCATACTGGATTCCTGCAACAACATTTCCTGAAGTTTTTATAACATCAATATCTGTCCCAGGATGTTTGGGATTTACAATATTCGGCCCTCTTTTATACGTTGCTGTTCCGTTCTGAACTTGCGCTCCAAACAACAATGGGAAAATTTCAGCTTCAACTTGCTGAGCGTTTAAAGAATTAATATAAGTATATAAAGCAGTATTCCCTCTCATCATCTCATAAAGTCCAACTCCATGTGGGTCATTATGATCCCTTACAAAACATCTAGCAGTTACAACAGAACCATAGCTATCATCATTCGGTAACTCACCATCATAGATGATCATCTTTCCACACTTAACAATATATTTATTTTGAAGGACATTCTCATAATAACCAATCGTTACATCAGTCCTTACTTTTTCCCCATTTGTATCTCTAGCCTCATCAGACACTCCAATATCGGGGTTATTCCCACTCCCTTGATCTTCATAAACATTTACATAGTCAAGTTTGTTTCTTGTCGCTTTACTCTTGTTAGCCTCAGGAAACATCATATAGAAATCTTCCTTTGGCATATCCTTTTCATAATAAACTTCTCCCCATGACCAATAATCTCCGTTATTTGTTCCTATCCCAAGCCATGTCCTCTTGGGATCAAGAGGTTCTCTATAAATATCATCGAATAAAATTTTATTTACACCTCTTCTTTGAACTTGAACTCTTCTTGGGTAAATTCTCCAAGCAGCCCAACCATAGGTCAATAAATACTGATATACCATCATTAACGTAGTAGAGCCATTTGCGCCTTCCATCGCCCAAGTTCTCTTCCACAGGTCATGACAAGTTTTAGCATACACTTTATCATCTGCTTCAACTTCAGCATCTGGTAAACGTCCTCCTAAAACAGAAGCTGCGATCAAGATTTTAGAAAATGCAATAGGCTCAGCTGACACTGGAACACCGGTTCTATTCTGGTCTCTATCAGTCAACTTCATTGGATACACATTCATATCATATGCTCCATTTGCCATTTTATTATAAAAGACCATGCTTCCCCAGCCCGATTTCTCATAAATTTTCTGTCCGTAAGTGACCACAGTATTCACAAGATTAGAGTCTATTTCAGAACAGAGAGCATCAAACCTCTCACGGTATTGAGACCGCTTCATTGCCTTCTTCTTATTCTCTACAAACTCGTATGCTAAAATATCAGATTTATTTTTTTTGTTATCCATATATATTATAATTATACCACATAATTTAAAAAAATGGCAAGTTATATCGGAGGCCTATTTTCCCCGAACATCACACGTAATATACTCTCACCTTCTCCTGGCTGTTTATCTGCAACATATTTTCCCAATTCTTGCATAACCGCATACGCGATTGACGCGGCTGAAATAATATCATCATTCTTTCCCAACAAAGCCTCTGGCTTACCTCTTTGGTTTCTAACAAAAGTAAACATTTCATTCAAAATCTGCGCTGGGAATCCCGAGTTTTTTCTAGTAAACACCGCGCGAATAGCGGTCAAAGCAAACGGGCGAGTAGAAGATGTTGTCTTCCATCCGAATAATTTTGTCACCTTTTGAGTAATATCATCAAACGCCTTTCGATAATACAAATTAATATATCCTGCCTTCTCTAACGAATCATTGACCCATAGTCCGTCCTTATTGGACTCAATGGCCATCAACGCCCAATTGTAATATTTACCTAAGTGATACGCAATACTCGCCAATTCATCTGGTGGAACATGAGAACGATATAAAGCAACACATTCCTCAGTCATATGATCCAAAACATAAAGTACTTGATAATCTCCATGCACCAACCCTTCTGCCGTATCTCCTCCAATAATATATTTATGCCCCAGCTTGGGTTCTTCGAATATCTCAAGATTCCCATTACTCATCATCATAAAACTTTCTTTACCTTTCTCGTCAGCAAATAACTCACCTCTTTTACCTTTTATCGCTGTCTGTAACAGCTGCGCGGCATGCGCCATAGAAAAGAAACTCTGACCTGTCGATAAGAAAGCTTCAGTCGGAGTTGTCGGATATTCCTGATGTAAACGCTTTATCGCATCCGGACTATTCTTTCCACCAAACTGTAACCATCTGGTATAATAATAAGTCATCTCCTTATCCGTCAGATTGTAATCCTTCTGATATTCAGCCCAGTCAATCTCACATTCGTCCATCTCACTCACCGGAATAATGGTATGGATTTTTTCCATTTCCATATCGTCATACTGCCAGTTGTAAAAGTGTGGTAAGAACTGCGCCTGAGACTTCTGCGGAGTAATTTTATCCCTGCTTAACCAGTTCTCATTGAATAGTTCATAAAATCTTCCCGCTTGCCCCTCGGCCGTACTCTCAATAAAAATAAACCCCGAAAGAGGAACAGCAGGGAAAGTACCAGTTTCAACCTCTTGCGCGCGGGTAGGAAACAACACGCACATTTTTGCATATTCTGAGATATGAACATAATGATATGTCCCCGATCTTCCTGATGTTGACACCTGAATAGACGACGTAGAACCGGCATCAGGTCCGTAATCTTGCGTAATCTGAAGCTTTCTCGCCGAGGTGTGCATAATCTTAAAATAAGTCCCTTTGACCTCAGACGCCATATTCCTAATCGCGTAATCTATCTTCCTATCAAAAAACTCCTTGGCATCCTCCATTTTATGAGCAATTACAATAGCTTCTTTATTTGCTCCGAATAATATTCCATCTAATATCCATATCTGAATAAGAGTGGTATTATGAGAAACAAAGCCTTCAGCTATATATGTTCCAGTAGATGTTTGCAAATCTATCATTTCCTGATCAGGGAGATTTTCTATAGAAACAATTTTTGACCATCCAATGCCGGACTTTTTACCAGGCAGCTCTCTATTTTCCCAAAACCTATTATTAATAAACCTCGATGGTCTCAATTTTCCTATGAGATGAAATATTTCGTCCATTCTTCCTATACATATTTTAGATACTGGTTTTTTTCCATATTTAGTTTTTCTTTCTGTTTTATCATTCTCTATCCTATAGTGATATCCATTTTTATTAACATAATCAAGCATCCTATCAAAAACTTTTCCTGGTAATTGTGACACATTTATGCCAGCGGAACTATTAGATTTTGATATAGATCCTTCTCCATCAAGTATTCCGGCAAACCACCCATCTTCAAAATTTGGTTCTCCCCAGGGTTTAGTAATATATCTTATATAATTTCCAACTTCTAATTTCCCCTTACATAATCCTGGTCTTTTTTCTATAGCTTTCCATCGAGGATCGCTATTATTGGTCATAGCCAACCATGGATGTTGTCCAGTGCAAATAACACTTCTACCGTCGTCAAAACAAATTTTATAGGCCTTACGCTTAACTTTAACAACAGCCTCAACAATCCCAGTCCTCATTTTTCTTCCTTGTCCTCTATGACCTTTTGTAAATTCATCAACAGATATTATCTCTTGTCCCTCCTTTAATTCTCCTATCGGAATCCACCTTAAATCTGCCGTAAGAACTTTAGTTTTTGGATCAAGGCAAAACCCTAATTGACGAGACTTTAAAATAATATGCCTATGGTATGGAACCGGAACATTAAGATAATTATCAAAAAAGTGCTTCTGCGCGCGGTTCATTTTGAACGGAATCCTCGTCTCTCCCCTTTCATTCGGGTTTTTAGTTATAATCCAATATAAGTGGTTGAGTCTCCACTCTTTATTCTTTATAAGTTCAGGATTAGCGATAAGAGCCTGTACTACAGACTCGTCCCAGTCAACTTTATAATTTGCCATAGATTATATATCTTACCACGGGCATAAATCTCTAAATGTTTAAAAATCAAGATCCTCCTTAGACGGCTCATTTTTAACAATCTCGCCTGGAACAATCGTCTGGTCCGCATGCTCAATATTCTGAAAAACAACCGCGCGGAGCCTATTCTTTGCCGGATCCAGTCCTCGATACTTTGCCGCCTCCTTCTTAATAAGCGGATCATTAAACCTTGACCATGCCAGTGAAATTGCATTCAAAGCCCCCACAAGGTCCTTGTTCGAATAATCATGAAAACCCCTGCCTTTTAGCTCCTCCATAACCTGTAGAGCCACATTATGTGAATCTTTAGCCAGGGCTGCAATAGCATTATGAAAACCCTTGGTTCTCTCAATCTTCACCGTAGCGGTCCTTGCAATGTTCGGAGAGTAACCACAATCCAAAGCCACATTGGTTTTATTTTCACCGCTCTTAGCAGAAAAAGTTCTTCTCGCGTAAGCTAATTGTTGTTGAGTGAATCCTCCTCTTGGTACTTTTACCATACAATTATATTATACAATTTAACTCTCGCTTATGTCAAGGATAGCATGCGGAGCTGAATAAAATAAAAAAAAGGGGGAAATACACACTCATTTTCACGATAATATAAGCTGTTGAGTATGTTCTTTACGACTATTATTACCAGGTTCAGATGCAATATGCGGAGAGTGATATTGGTTACTTTTGTTCTCAATTATAACAATACAAACGCTATATAATAAAAAAAAGAGGGAGGAACTTATTTTTTTATATTATATATTTTTTTCATGTATCCAAATTAAAAAAAAAGATAGTAGGTGTTTGTATTGGTAAAAATAGTCATATTATAAACCACTATGTCAAAATTCTCGTTGTGTTTGACCCTGTTATAAATAAACCTAAAGAACAATACACATTTCTTTTTTTTAGTGTATGAAATTTGACAGATGTTAAAAATAGATATAAAATTAACCCATGAGTACAACAAACAGACCTGACCGATACAAATCGGAGGGGCAGTGTAGATCCCCTTACTGCAAAAACAAGGGGAAATTTGTTAAAATTAACAATGACGGATTAATAATCAGGACCCGCTTTTGTAAAAAACACTCAAAAGATCCAAAAAGGCCTCAGGTCGTTAAATCAACTAAAGTGTGTGAGAAATGCGGCAGAGAGCTTGGAAATACAAAATATAGAATTAAGAAGAATCCCAAAAAAGGGTATAAAGAGGGAAACATTTTAACTGTCTGTGTTTTATGCAAAAGAGTTCAAATAGCTGAACAAAATATTATAAGAAATAAAAAGAATAAAACAAACAAAATTATTAATAATTTGAGAAAGTCTATTAAATTATCTCAGTATGCACTGGATTTATTATTAGGAAAAGAACCAGTTAAATTCATAAAGAACAAATCCCACTACGAAAATATTATAGAAGAAGAAGAATATAAAGAAAAACGAGTTAATTTATTAGAAGAAACTCCGGAATCTAAAGAACTCCTTGAAAGATTAAAAATTAGATAATATAAGCGCGGAGGGGAATTATAGAGGCAAAATAGTTCGTGCCAGAAAATGGTAGGAACTATTTTTTTATATAAAAAATTGAAAAAATAAAAAGGGGTCACCCCCCCCTGCCCCCCCTCATATAAAATTGTTTTATTTTTAGAAAATGAGCGGTTAGATATGGCATCAATAATAATTTATAGCTTATATAATAGGCATAATATGCGCGCTATAACACATAAAAAATATAAGTCAATAGATTTACGACTATTTTGGGGTAATGTCGCAAAAGATATATTTTGCGACATTGTATATATGGAGTGATCAACCAAAGCCAGTCAGTGCTTTCTTGCGACATCATACAATCGCTTTCGCAACATCTTGACAATCGCTTTTTCATATTAATATAACCTCCGAAATCCCCCCCCGCATTATGCCACACTTTAAAAAATTTGTCCACATACCTAATAATGTTAGAAATATACCTCTTGACAAAAAACATTTTGGGCTGTGAATATCTCAATAAAATAGTTGTAAATTTGATATATTGACACTATCGCCTGTTATGATATTATTAAATTAGCATTATTATTAAATATGAACCGCAGGTTTATGCCCGTAGGTTTATGCCCGCAGGTTTATGCCCGTAGGTTTATGCCCGAAAGGGAAAAAACAAATGCAACAAAATAAAAAATACGCGCAATCAAGCGCGCCGGTGAAGAGTTCTGCCGTAATCTCTAAAACAAAGCTCGGCAACACATCGCTCATTATAACTAACGCCAAAGGCCAAAGAAGGGAATATTTTTTCTATGGCCGAACAGGTCGCATGCAAGCCGAAGCGATGATCAATAGTTTAATTAAAAATAATGCTCTTTAAAAATATGAAATATGAATAAAGAATTGGCATTAAAAATTGACGAATTAGAAAAAGCAAAAGAAAATGTTATACACTTGGTAAATGCTGGAAACGGGACATTGATAGATATGCACGGGTTAAAGTATTGGGCTGGGGTTGTTGAAAGATTGAGACAAGAAGTTTCTGATATGTTGCCATTATAATAGTATTCTTACAGATTGCCCTCTTTACGTGGGAGGGTAATTGCAAGGACATTATTTGACTGGTGTAATGCTCTTTAAAAATATGAAAAGTATAAAAGCAGAACTCATAAAGTTTCTTAATTCTGTTGATTTTGGTCTTGAAATTGCCCGTGATTATTACGGCGGTGATAATGAATTTTATAGAAAAGACCAAACAGAATGGAAAAAAGCAAGAAATGAGGCAGTAAACACATTGCAGGAGCTTGGTAAAATAACAGATTCCGAAATTATAGAAGCGTGTAAAAATGCTTATTCGGGAAGGCTTGAATATAACGGCAATAGCTTTAAATACATTGCAGGGCAATTTTACGATAATGAAATACCCTTTGCAGTTTTAAAGGTCGCTGAATATATAAAAGCTAATAGAAAATAATATGAATTACTCAATTATAACTCTAGGCGAACTATTGTCGTCAGAAAATGAAACCATAAAGCGTAATGCAGTAAGTATCTTGAAAGTGTTGCAAAAAACAGAAAATCATAAATGCTATATAGAATATAAAGAGAGTTGCCGGAATGCGAAAGAAGAAGAAACGAAATAGAATAATCACTAATCAATCAAGCGTATAACAACGCTTTAACAATTAGCCCACTAATACCAGTCTGGGCTTTTTTGTTTGAAATTTACAAAGAGACGGCAGGCTATACAAAGCATATATTTTACCGGCGTTATCTTTTGTGATTTATAGATATTCGGATGCTGACGAAGTTTATATTGATGGCGAAGGGGAGATTATTCTGAGATGCGAAACGGTTTTTTGTTGCTCTAAAAAAAAGGCCGAACGGAGCTACAAAAGGAGGCCGAGCTGCTTAAATATATTTAAAAATTACGTTATCGCCTGGCTAAATCAGCGGTGGCAAATATTTTAAAATAGGTATATAATTAATATATGAAAAAAGAGATAATCAAAAGACCTTGTGCCAAATGTGGACGTATTCTAAGACTTGACCGGCACCACATGACGCAAAAATATTGCACAAATTGTTATATGAAAAAGCGATATAAAATAAAGGCCGAATATTATATATCATTAAATAATAAAATAAAATAACAGCAATGCTACCAGAAAAATATCCCCCAGTTATATGTTTTAATTGTAAGAAAAATAAAGCCGATGCTATGGGGTTTTGTTTTGAATGTCTTTATAATTCATCATTAAAAAGTAAAAAAAATAATATGAAAAAGATAAATATCTTCTTAATTGTCATAATTTTATGCGCGTTTTTATTATATGTTTTAAGCTTATCACAGCCCAAACAACTATCTCCGCGCAATGAAATTCCTTATGATAGATTTGATCCGTATACCGGAAATATTATTAAATAAAAAATATTATGCCACGACCAAAAAAAGAAATTAAGATGTGTCGTCAATGTGGTAAATTTGAGGCCGAGGTTGAGGGATTTTGTCAGGGGTGCTGGTTTTGGGAGGCTTGGGAGAGAAGAAAGGGGCCGATTTTAGAAAAAATTGCTGCAAAGAAGCTGTGGAAAACTTGCCCATTGACACACCAAAATCAAAATGAGAAAATAAAGTATATTATTAAACAGCCCATCAGGGCAAAGAAAAAATATGGCATTAGAAAACAAAGAAAAAGGACAATATATTACAATTTATCAGGGAAAGCTCTCCCAAGGAGTTAGTAAAGGAACTCCAGGGGCGACCCAAAGAATAAATAAAAACGGAAAAGAGGTTTTTGAAAAATATTACGATCGCTTTATTGGCAAATTAATAGGGATAAAAACAAAAGACGGAGATTATGGAAGGTCATGGATATTCAGTTTCGTAGATAATAAAGAAATTTATCATTTACAACTTCCGTATTCAAATAGTTTTTCAGTTGCTTTCTTAAAAATGTTGCCTAATATAAATTTGGAAGAGAAGATGGAGTTTTCTCCAAGCACAAAAGAAGTGGATGGGAAAAAACAGTCATCGTTATTTATCAAGCAGAACGGAGTAAATATCAAGCATGCCTATACAAAAGATCATCCTAACGGTCTGCCAGAGATGAAAAAGATTATTGTTAAGGGTCAAGAGGTATGGGATGATACAGAAAGACTGAAATTTTTGGAGAAAATGTTACAAGAAAAGATCCTCCCAAAATTAAAGAAAAACCCAGATATTCTTGATACTCAAACAACAAATTTAAAGCAAATTGCAGAGGAAGAAGGTGTTGCGGTTCCTCCGGGAGAGATCAATGTCAACGAAATAGATTTTTAAATGCGAGCCGTAAGGCTTGCACCAGGAACAAGTAAAATTATTAAATGAAAATGTGAACCCTTCGGTTCACACCAAAATGCAACAAACAATTAACAATTTTTATAGTCAAAAAACCAGATTCAACTCAACTTTTAGGAGTCATTTTGCCAGTTGCATGGCTTTTCATTCTCCTATTGGCCACTTTCTCGTTGAATCTGGTTTTTTGATTGTAAATAATACAAAATTATGAAATTTCTTGATTGTTTTAAAGATCCGGTGTTTCGTTATATTGATCAAACTGGGGAGGGACGCGCTCCGGTTTCTTCTAATATTGAAAGATCGGATTTAAATATTCAAGGATATGAAGCGTATTTTACTCCTAACGGATTCCATAATACTTATAATGCTAAAAAAGAAAGCTGCACTTCATTAAATTCTTTTTATATTGATATTGATGGAAGAAAAGATATTCAAGAGCTTGAAGAAATAAAAAAATTACTTTGTCCGACGTTTATTATTGAAACAGGAAATGGATATCATTTATATTGGCTATTGAAAGAGCCGATTGAAAAGAAAAATACAGCAAAGTGGGAAGATAAAATGAAAGAGTGGGAAGCAATAGAGAGAAGCATAGTTAGTCAATTGAGAGCCGATCCTGCGGTAAAAGACATCCCGCGCATTCTTCGTCAACCTAAGACTTTTTATTGGAAAAAAACAGGGAGTAAATATAAACAGGGAACTGATGGAGTGTTTGTCATCAAAGGAATTTATCAAAATGTTCAAGCACGCTATTCAATAGAAGAAGTCGCCAAAGTATTTCCTCCTATTGAAGAACAAACAGCCCCCACTGTCATTTCGGGAGATGAAAGAGTGTTAAGATATGCGGAAAACGAGAAAAAAAGTTTCTTTTCAAAAGTTAATGAAGAATATCCTATTGAACAAAGGGACAGTTTTAAAAAACTCATTTCAGGAGATGCTCAAGCCCTTCCGGCCGAGGGGATGCGTAATAACGCCCTCCTTGTTGTTTCTTCCCTTGCAAAACAAGCCGGATGGACGAAAGATAAGACATTAGAACACCTTAAAGAGATAGGCTGGCATGGATTACCATGGAATGAGATAGCGAACACAGTTAATTCGGCCTATAGTTCCGGATATACATTTTCTTATAAGAATGAGATCATAGCCTATAATATGTCTCCAGAAGAGCAGTTGAAGATTCAGGAGGCGTATGCAAAAGTTTCAAAAATAAGGCGCGAAACTGATAAGACAAGATTTTCAACTTATGAGAAAGAGATTGTGGCACGCTATCCTAATCTTAGAAAAAATGAAATAGGTCTCTTATTCAATTATGAAAATGGGGTTTATAAGTTAATGGAGGATTTATCAATTGAGTCTTTGATCTTGAACGGATTATTTGATGACATGCTTTGGGGATTTAGAACAAGAAAAAATGTGTCTGATAAAATTGCATGCTTATTAAGTATTATTAAATTATTTAAAAATAATATGGACAATGGATTTACTGTAAATTTAAAAAATGGAATATTAAATCTCGCAACTGAAGAATTAAATCCCCATACTCCTGATATTATGACTTTGGTCCAGTTTGATGCTGAGTATGATCCTAACGCCGAATGTCCGATATGGCTTGATTGTATCGATGCTTGGACTGAGGGGCCAGAACAAGAAGAAAAGAAAATTCTTTTACAACAATTCGCCGGATATTGCTTGACCTCATCGATGAGAATGAATAAGGCATTATTTCTAATAGGAGATGGAGGAAATGGAAAATCAACTTTTGTTGATACAATTGCAATGGTTTTAGGCCCAGCTGCAACCTCTCACATTGACCTTGAAGGACTTTATAGGCAATACGGAATGAAGGGAATAATTGGCAAGAGACTTAATATTATTGAAGAAGTCCCTGGAAATTATTATCAATCTGATAAATTAAAAAAGCTTATTTCTGGGGAACCTATTACTATTGATATAAAATATAAGGATCAGTTCACTTTTACTCCCGAATGTAAATTTATTTTTGCTGTCAATCAAATGCCGCGCGTTGATGATACCTCCACGGCCACGGAAAGAAGAATTTTAGTAGTTGAATTTTTAAATAATTTTAGAGATAACCCCGACACGACATTACGATATAAAGGAGGAGAATTATATAAAGAAAGAAATGGAATTTTGAATTGGATGATAAAGGGTTTGAAGATGCTTACAAAGGATGGGCAATTTATAGAAACGAAAGAACAGAAAAGAATACTAAAAGAATATAGAGGAGAAAATTCATCAGTTGATGCTTTTGTAACCGAATGTTTAGATTTCAGTCCTGAATATAAGATTTCCGCGAGAGTTTTATATGATGAATATAAGAGATATTGTATTTCTGATGGAAGAAAGTTTAAGGCAAATATGGTTTTTACAAAAGAACTTATTGCCTATGGAAAAAAGAATAAAAATATATTTTTTTGTCCAAGAGTTACAGGTTTAATAGGTGCATATTTCGAAGGAATAAAATTATCGCGATCTTGGATAAAAGAATCCGGCACGCTAAATTCTATTATTGAAGATTAAAAAGAGTTATCCACTTGACACATTCGCTTGCGGTAGAATATAATAAATTCAGATCAATGAAAAAGGTCGCAATATAATTAAAAAATAAAAATATGAATAAAGCATACCAAGGAACATCAGTAAATTGGGCAAAAAGTCAAACTGCCATTGTAAAATTGTTAAATTCAAAAGGAATTTTTGAAACAAGATTTACAAATTTAGCTGATAAGTTTGCATTAGAATTTAGAATTACAGAGAATAAAAAAATATTATTCAAAGCTGGAATTGCTCAAGGATTAGCAGTAAGAATTTTAGTGCCGTTTCAAGCTTCTTCTGATGAAAAAAAGAGAGAGAAAGAACTTAACCAGCTTCATAGAGTTCTGTATTACCACATTAAAGCTAAGTTTATTGCCATTGAAAGCGGGGTTACAGAATTTATGGAAGAATTTATGCCACACTTAGTGATTATGGACTCTAAGGGAAACAATACAACTTTGGGTCAAGCGATTTTACCACAATACAAGAAAAACCTTGAAGAAGGAAAGGGAAACGATTTTAAATTACTAAATTAGAAGTCTATTATTAATAATCAAATAAATAACTATGGACACACAAAAAATATTACAAAGAATAGACGAATTAAAAAGTCTAATTGTCGAATACAACACAAAATGGATAAAACACAATATAGCGGCTCAAAATCTTGAATGGGGACCAATATCCGATAAAAAAATGAACCAACAGGAGGCCGAGGGATGGTGTAAAGAGCAAGGCGGAAGGTTGCCGACAATGATTGAATTATTACAAGCCTATAAAGATAAAATCCCAGGTTTTAAGTCCGACTTTTACTGGTCGT